TGGATAAAGTTGAAGTTTTTGAACATGAAAACAATTCTGCTATATATACAGAGAATATTACTACTACGATGAGATTTGCTGATCCAGAAGCTGGATACCAAAACGCATGCGTTTGTTAATGAAATGGGTAAAGGAAGCAAAAGAAGACGCAAAGAGGATATAGGAGAAATTGTTTCCAATTGGGATGAAATCGATTGGGGATATATAATGTTTACTAAAGACGAAGAAGCCGAAAAAGAAAAAAATGAGCGAAAAGGAATCAGAGATACTAAACGTCGACGGAAATGATACAATTTATCTATCAGATGATAAGATATTTTATACAGTAGAAGGAGAAGGCGAACTTATAGGCTACCCTTCTGTGTTTATGCGACTTTCGATGTGTAACTTAACATGTCAAGGATTTGCGTCAGAAGCCTCACCTCATGGATGTGATAGTTTTATTTCTTGGAGGGTAAAAAACAAACTTACATTAAAAGAGGTACTTGATTTTCTCGAGAGTAGTGGCTATAAAGATCATTTATACAACGGTGCTATATTAAAGATTACTGGAGGTGAGCCCTTAGTACAGCAAAAGGCATTATTACGCTTTTTAAGTTATATGGAAGTTGAATGGGGATGGGTTCCTCGTATAGATTTTGAAACTAATGCAACTATTTTACCTGATAAAGAATGGACGAGAGTAGCTGCTACGTTTACCACATCCCCTAAAATGAGTAATAATGGTGACCCTGTAGATAGACGATATAAACCTACAGTATTAGAGTGGCATGCTCTAATGGGATCTGGTTTTAAGTTTGTTATTAATCAAGAATCAGATATAGATGAAGTTTTTGGTAAATATGTTGTACCGTTTGATATACCTACAGGCAGGGTATGGTTAATGCCTTGTTGCGGTAGTAGAGAAGAGCATATAGAAAAGGCTCCTATGGTTGCTGAACTAGCTAAGAGGTATAGATTTAACTTTAGCCCACGACTTCATTTATTAGTATGGGATATGGCTTTAAAAGTTTAATTAAATAAATATTAAATATGAGAATTGCAATTAGCGGGACTGGGTGTCAAGGTAAAACTACTCTTATAAGAGATTTTCTTGATCAATGGCCTTCTTATACTACATCAAAAAAAACTTATAGAGATGTTATTAAAGACACCAACCTCTCTCATTCATCAAAAACAAATGAAGACACACAATGGGATATTCTTAATTTTATGATTGATGAATTACAAAAAACTAAAAAAGGAGATAAAGTTATTTTCGATAGATGTCCTTTAGATAATTTAGTTTATAGTATCTGGTCAAATGAAAAGAAGAATTCTGATATTACACAGAAATTTATTAAAAAGTGTATACCATTAGTTAGAGAAACCTTAAGATTTATTGATATTATATTTTTTACTCCCATTACTAAAGTAGCTCCCGTAGAAATAGAAGAAGATGAGTTAAGAGACTCTGATTTAGAGTTTATAGAAGAAGTTGATCATTTATTTAAAGCAATTCATAGAGACCATCAGACTAATTCTAACAGTAATTTCTTTGTTGATGATGATAAGCCTGCTATGCTTGAAGTATTTGGAAATAGAAGAGAGCGTATAGAAATAATTAAATTATATCTTGACGAAGATGGTGACTTGATACAGCCAGGTAATATTATTGATGAAGAAACATTACATGAAATGGAAAAGATGAAGAAAGCCTTTAATGTAAAAGATTAAATAATTATATGACTGATTATGATAACTTATGTGAGAGGTATATGACGAGACAAGTTCGGTCTTTTTATCCTCGTAAATTTGAACTTTCACAAGAATTTATTGAAGCATTTAAATTAGAATATTCAAGATTATCTGAATCGGGTCAAAATAGAAGAACTCTCTTAGAGAGAATACGTAAAGCATTATCCTTTCATCTTTAATTTCTGTAAAACTCTAACAATATATTTTAATATTTCAGATCTTACAATATCTACTTCATCAAATTTAAACGTATATATACCGTGGTCATAAGATTCCTTTTTATTAAACCCACGTATAATTGACTCAAAACCAGATTTAGTTCCTATATCGCTCTGTTGGGTATCACCAGTAACTATATATTTTGTACCTTCACCAAACCTTGTTAATATTGTAGTTAACTCTACTTGTGTTAAATTTTGAGCTTCATCTACAATAACACATGCATTATTAAATGTTAATCCCCGTACATAATTAACAGGTACGCACTTGATATACTCTTCTGCTATTAAGCTGGATGCTATCGATTTATCGATAAATTCAGTTAATTTCTCAAATAAAGGAAAACACCAGGGTAAAAATTTTTCATCGATTTCTCCTGGAAGAGACCCCATACTTTTTGATGCAGACTCTACAATACTCCTAATATAAACAATTTCTTGTACTTTATGTGTACGTAATAATTGTAATGCTATATATACTGAAAGATATGTTTTTGCTGAACCCGCAGGTCCGTCAACAACCGCCATTTTACAATTATCCTTAAAGCAAGTTTCGAGAAACTGGTCGTGAATAGGAGTTATTTCGTATTTTTGCTTAACATCAAAATCTAAGAATCTATTTTTTTGTATACTTTCTTCAATTTCGTTATTTTTTATTACTGTTTTTATACTAACTCGTCGCCCGCTGAGCGTAGTCCTTTTAGTTGAGTTAGAAGCCGCCGGAACACGTCCCTTTCTAGCCATATCTTTAATTATTTAATTGATTTATACCGATTATAAACTAAAATATTATGGTGGATATACTGTTATCATGTTTATCGTTTAAGGAATATACAGGTTCAGAGATTTATTTTTATGAAATAGCTACCGCACTACATAAAGCGGGTCATAATGTACGTCTTTTTTCACCTATTCACGGCTCACCGCTCGTTGATAAAGTAGACAATGTATTTTTCGCAGATAGATATAACGTAGATAACGTCCAGTATGATGTAGTTATATTTTCACACGGAAATGTTATATGGGACTATATAAAAAACGTTAAGGCAAAAAAATTTATAAATGTTGTTCATTCAGAAGTTCTAGAATTAGAAGAACCACTTATTAATTCAAAAGTAAATCTATACGTAGGGATAAGACCATCAATTGTTGAATTTATTAAAAATAAAATAACTAACGGTGAAGTTAAATTAATATATAATCCATTTGATTTTGATAGATTTAATTCTAAAAAATGTAAGAAGAATAATAAAAAAGATAAAACAGTCCTCTTTCCAGGAAGCTTGGATTATTTACGATATAAACCGTTAAAATATTTACTTGATCTCTCTGAAAAACAAAATTTTAAAGTTATGCACGTCGGTAGAAACGACTATTCTATAGACCACCCTAATTTTATCACCTATGAGCCTACTTGGAAGGTGGAAAAATATTATAAAAAATGCGATATTGTATCAGGTATATTTTTAGGCCGAACTTCTATAGAGGGACTATTATGTGGTAAAAAGATATTACAATTTGATGTTGATAATAAAGGTAATATAAAACAAGTATATTGGCATACTGAAGATAATTTACAAAAATTTAATAAACATACAATAGCAAAACAACTTCTCTGTGAATAAGAAAATACATATAGTTTTAAGTTACAAAAATAGAAAGACTCAATTTCTTTATACATTAAAAAAATTAGATGAATTTAATTTTTTAGATTCTAATCCAAACCGATTAACAGTCATAGTTGTTGACGACGGTAGTGATGATGATAATAGATTAGAGGATATTATAGATAATTATAATTTTAAAATAACTTTATTTAGAATAGAACCTGAACAAAAAACTTGGGAAAATTATACTTGTGTACAATATAATATAGGATTTCGCTTAATTGACGGTAATGACGATGATCTTGTAATTTTACAAAACCCTGAATGTGTACATAAAGGTAATATTTTAAAATATTCTTTAGATAATGTAACTCATAAAGATTATCTTGTATATAGTTGTATTAACTTATTTGAAAAGCAAACTCAAAGTATACTGACAACAGATACTTGTCAGCTCGGCCCGGACCACGTCGGTCCCGAAGGATCGCGCGGTTTTCTAGTAGGCGGTATTGACTGGTATGTTCATCCAAAGTGGAATCCTAGATATTTTCATTTTTGCAGTTGTATGACGTATAAAAATTTAAAAAAACTTAACGGTTTTGATATGAGATTTATATACGGACATGCATTTGATGATGATGAATTTGCTTTAAGAATTAAGAAGTTAGGTTTAAATAGAAAAATTATTTTAGAGCCGTATGTTTGTCATTTATATCATGAAAGGAACGATCCATCACCGGATAATAAAAAACGGTGGTCTAGTCTGTTTTATAATCGAGACTTATTTGAAGGTATAAAAAAATCAGATACTGAAACTTATGCAGTTAATAAAAATACTTTATTTGGCCTACCTGACGACATTACTACTTTATTTTCTCAAGATTGGGGGTTTGATAAGATTCCTAATTTTGAATTAGCTACAACAAAAATACCAAAAATTGCTAATTTTTATTGGGGTGGAGATAAGATGTCTTTTTTGCGCTATTTGACTCTTTTTTCTTTTGTGAAATATAATCCAGAATGGGAAGTTCGGTTATATGTACCACGTAAACCTTCGAATAGTACGGGTGATGATGGTATTCATTCTTGGAAAGATCAAGTTAACGGTAAGGATTATTTTAAACTTTTACCGAAAGAAGTAAAAATAATTAAAGCTGATTTTGCAAACAGTTTCATAGGAGATGACGCACCTGAAGCACATAGATCTGATCTTTTAGGGTGGCAAATATTATCTACCACAGGAGGTCTTTGGTGTGATATGGATATTTTATTTTGTAAACCAGTCATTCCAATTGATGAATCTCAGGTACTTTATTCTCACGATACATTTATATGTTTTGACGACAGAACTCAGTCAATACCTATAGGGTTCTTTTTCTCTAGTCCAAAAAACGAAGCTTTTAAAAAGGTATTACAGGCAAGTAAGAGACTTTATGATAAAAATGATTATCAATGTATAGGCACTAAAGCTATAGCTTCTGTATTTGATAGTATTGATAACTGTAAGAGTAAATTTCCTGGTTTAAACGTTGTAAATATACACTACAACACAGTATATAAGTATGATTTTTTAAATTTAGATAAATTATATAAAGAAAATAATTTCTCTCACATACTTCATAGTGGGGAGAGTGTAGGAATTCATTGGTATGGAGGTCATCCATTAAGCCAGGAATTTAATAATAAAATTAATATAGATAATTATGATAAATTAGAACTTAATACTATTACTGCAGCAATAAAATATTTGAATATAAAATGAGTAAAAAAAATATTATAACAGTTACTGGCATTAGACCAGATTTTATACGAATGTCTGAGATATTTAGACTTTTAGATAAAGATAAAGATATCAATCATATCTTAATACATACTGGTCAACATTATGATAAATTACTATCAGATGTTTTTTTTGATGATCTAGATATAAGACAACCGGATTATAATTTAGAAGTAGGCTCCTCCGATAAAAAGCATTATCATCAACAAGCTGAGCTCGGCCCAAAAATGATTGAAACTATAGAAAAAAATAACTTAAACCCAGATATAATATTATTCTTAGGTGATAGTAATTCCATTCTCGCATCAGTACCTCTTAAAAAAGAAGGTTATAAAATTGGTCATATCGAAGCCGCGATGAGAAGTTATGATGAAAGGATGTTAGAAGAGATTAATCGTAAAGTTTGTGACCATGTCAGTGATATATTATTTGTATATCATGATAATTATAAGCAAAAAGCTTTAAGAGAAGGAATTCCTGAGGATAGAATACATGTAATAGGAAATACAATAGTTGAGCCTCTGCTTAAATTAGCAGAAAATACTCCTAAGAGTAACAAGCATATTCTTCTTGATATTCATCGCCCGGAGAATTTTAAATATAGAGATAGAATGGAAAAAATATTAAATTATGCTAATTCTTGTATACGTAAATTTCAAATACCAGTTAAAATGCTTTTATTTAATAGAACAATAAAAGCAATTGAGGATTATAAGTTAAATTTAGAAGATATAGAGTTAATACCGCTTATGGGATATAAGGATTTTATTAAATTTCAACAAGAATGTAAATTTATAATAAGTGATAGTGGTACTGCACAAGAAGAGCCAGCTTTATTACATATTCCCGTAATTGTACCCAGAGATGTTACTGAACGACCTGAATCGGTAGAAAATAATTGTAGTTTTATGCTATCGCTAGAGGCACAAGATCATTTAACTACTTCTCTTAAATGGCTTGCTTCAAAAAAACCGAATTCAATAGAATGGTTAGGAGACGGTACTACTAGTCATCGTGTATTAGCGCTATTAAAGACATTTTTAAGATGATAGATATTAAAGTAATAGTCCCAGGGTATAATTGTGAGCCCTGGATTCATAAAACAATTAATTCTATAAAAAATCAGACTTTTACAAATTTTAAATGTGTAATTATTGACGACACATCAACTGATAATACTCTTGAAGTAGCTGAGCAAATTATTAATAGTGATAATCGATTTAAACTTGTACGTAATACAGAGAATAATGGTGCATTAAAAAATATTTACGACGGCATAAAAATAATTAGCGACGATGATGAAGATGTTATTATTACAGTTGATGGAGATGACTGGCTTTACGATGAAAATGTTTTTGAAAAAGTTAATGATACGTATTTAGAAAATAATTGTCTTATTACATATGGAAGCTTTATTGAATATCCTTCTAATACTACACACCCGTATTATCTAGCATCATATGATGAAAATGTAATTGAAAATAATTTATTTAGAGATGCCGACTGGAAGGCCTCTCATTTAAGAACATTTAAAGCAAAATTATGGAATAGTATTAAGTATGAAGATTTTATTGATCCAGAAACCGGTAAATTTTACGAAACGGCATGGGATTTAGCCTTTATGATACCGATGTTAGAAATGGCAGGAGATAGAAGTAGGCATATAAATGATATACTCTATGTATATAATAAGGAAAATCCCACAAGTGATATGTATATAAAAACACAATTGCAATTAAGCACTGCAGACAGGATTAGAAAAAAACCAAGATATAAAAAACAGCTATTTATTACCCCGTAGTTTTTTTGAAGAGTTAATATAAAATATTAATATGGAGAAGATATTTATAACAGGCGGCGCAGGGTACTTAGGTCGTCATTTAGTTGAACATTATTATAACGATAATGAAATTACAGTTTTCTCAAGAGATGAGGCAAAACACGTTTACTTAAAAAAGAAATTTCCTAAGATAAATTGTATTATAGGAGATATTCGTAATTTTGATTTATTAAAAAGAGCATCTAGAGATCATACTATAGGCATTTTTCCGGCGTCGATCAAACATATTGAATCTGTTGATCAAAACGTAGAAGAAGGTGTTAATATTTTGGTGAATGGAGCTATTAATTCAAGGAGAATTGCTGAAGAAAATGAATTTAAAGCTGCTTGTTTTATTTCATCAGATAAATCACGAGCAGCGACTACGTTGTACGGTGCAATGAAATTTATAGCAGGAGAATCATTTATCATTGACGCAGAACAGTCGAAAGTTAAATTATCTACTGCTATCTATGGTAATGTTTTAAATTCGACTGGTAGTATCATTCCGTTAATATGGGATTCTATAAAAAATAAGTATTCATTAACTTTATATTCTGAACAAATGACCCGGTATATGATTGATATACAGCAAGCTGTTACTTTAGTAACATTAGGACTTAAAACAACTGGATATAATGTAATACCAAATTTACAAGCATTTAAAGTAAAGGATTTATTTGAAATATATGCTGATAGATTTGGACTAAAATACACATTAGGCAGTCCACGTATATCAGAAAAGTTACATGAAATGATGGTCGCTAACGAAGAGGTATCTCGAACTTATTATAATCCTGAGGAAGATACTTTTTATATGCATTATAAAGATATAACTAAATCCCCAATAAAGGACGAAATGACGAGTGATAAAGTAACAGTATCAAAAGAAAATTTATTAAAACGTCTAGAAAATTATGATTACTTTAAATAAACTATGAAAGTATATGTTTTAGGCTCTAATGGAATGTTAGGTAAATATGTTTCTACATATCTATCTAAACTATATTCGGTTATTAATGTTACTCGAGATAAGTTGGATATCGAATCTGCAATGGAAGGTGACATTAAGACTTTTTTTAAAAGGCATTGGTGGGATGAGCAGGAATTCCCAGGAATTAGTATTGAAAAGGGAGATGTTATTGTAAACTGTATCGGTTTAATAAAACCTTTAATCGATAGTTCAAATACAGTAGCAGCTATTAAAATTAATTCTTTATTTCCTTATATACTCTCTGAAATTGGCGAACGTCATTCTGCTAATGTTATACATATTACCACTGATTGTGTGTGGTCAGGTAAAGAAGGAAATTATAACGAAGACTCTCCTCACGATGCTCTTGATGTATATGGTAAAACAAAGTCATTAGGTGAACCCACTAATTGTACAGTTATTCGAACTTCAATTATAGGAGAAGAAATCAATAATAATCGATCTTTAGTAGAATGGATAAGATCTAGAAAAGACAAAGATGCAAATGGTTTCTTAAATCATATATGGAATGGTGTTACATGCTTAGAGCTTGCTAAATGTATAGAGCATATTATTAGAAATAATAGTTACTGGAAAGGCGTTAGACATATTTTTTCTCCCGCTAGTGTAACTAAAGCTATATTATTAAAATTAATTAACGACATTTATAATTTTAATATTACTATTAATAATATAGATGCTGCGATTGCTTGTGATAGGAGTTTAAGTACTAAGTTTGCTGGAACAATCGACTATGATATATTAGAGTTAGAGGATCAAATAAAAGAAATGAAAGAATTTAAATTATGAGGCAAATATTTTCTAAAGTAGAAAAGGGTAAATTGTTACATCGCATAACTTGTAAAGATGATGTAACTCCGGGTAGAACTGATCTAGCTAGTGAAAAAGAATTTTTACAATGTGCTGCATTAAATCTACCAAAAGGTAAAACGTTTAGACCTCATAAGCATCTTTATAAAGATGGTGAAGATAAAGCTATTGCTCAAGAGTCTTGGGTAATTATAAAAGGAAAAGCTAAATTTGTTATGTATGACTTAGATGATCAAGTTATTGCAGAAGAAACATTAAATGAAGGAGATATGTCTATGACATTTTACGGTGGTCATACATATGAAGTCTTAGAGGAAGGTACTATAGTGTACGAATTTAAAACTGGTCCTTATTACGGTCAAAAAATAGATAAAGTTTTTTTAGATTAATTAATGAAGCGACAATTTCCAAAAGAGTGGGTTGATATTGTAAGTGAACGATATTTTAAATATATTGCTGAGAATCGTCCTGTTAATTATAATTATTTTCGATCTCCTGGTGCATATGAACTTCGATATGCAAGAGATGGTTTTACTGAAAAAGAAATAGCGTATTATAATGAAATATTACATCCACCTAATATTGCTATTTTAGAGCATATTGTTGATCACTATGAACAATATGAAGGTTTGCAGTTTTTAGACAATGGTTGTGGGTTCGGTGTGTTATCGATTTTTTTAAAAAAAATAGGAATTAGTTGCTACAATTATGATACTTTAGATCAAATTGGATTTCTACCTACTTTTGAACCAGTAATAACAGAGAATGTACCACTGGATGTTAATGTTATTGTATCTAGCGGTATGTATATTAATAATTTAGACTATCTTAAATTATCTGATTTAAAATATTTAATGATCGATAAAGATTGGAAAGCTCGATCCACAACTTTCTCAGCCACTGGGAATAAAATTGCTTTTATAAACATTGTACCTAATTTAATTGAAAAATTTAATTTAAAACGACTTGAAAAAGTAAGAGACACAGTTATAATTTATGGAAAATGAATTTTGATGTAGTTAAACGGTTTGAAGATCGAGTGGCTGATTTCTTTGGTGCGCCATATGGAGTTTCTATAGACTGCTGTACACATGGACTTGAGTTATGTCTTAGACATACAAAGGCTACACTAATAACAGTCCCAAAACGTACGTATATATCAATACCTTTTTTAGCTGATAAGCTTAATATACAGTTAAAATGGAAGGATGAGAAATGGAGTGATTTTTATTATTTAACTAATAATATTATAGATGCAGCAGTACTATGGAAGCGTAATAGTTATATTGCTGGTACATATATGTGTATTAGTTTTCAATTTCAAAAGCATTTAAGCCTGGGAAGAGGTGGTATTATTTTAACAGATAATAAAGTAGCGTCTGAACAACTTAAAAAAATGTCATATGATGGTAGAGTATCTGATATTCCGTGGCGACAACAAAATATTAGTACAATAGGGTATCATTATTATATGACACCAGAAATTGCATTGAAAGGGGTAGATAAGTTACCTTATGCTATTAATACTACACCCAGGAAATGGGTAATATCTGATTATCCAGATTTAACGGAACTGGATATTTTTAAAAAATGAAAAAGAAAGCATTTATAACAGGAATCAATGGACAGGATGGCAGTTATCTCGCGGAATATTTACTTGAGAATGATTATAAAGTATATGGTATAGTGAGAAGGAATTCAGTCCCGGAGCATCAAGAATCTAGAGTTGATGATTTATATAAAAATGGATTAATTGATACTGAATATGGAGATTTGCTTGATGTGTGTTCACTAGAAAGAGTTATTAAATCGGTTCAACCAGATGAAATTTATAATCTCGGAGCCCAGAGTCATGTAAGAATTAGTTTTGATGTTCCTCAATTTACAGTTAGTACAAATGCGTTAGGGGTTTTAAATTTATTAGAAGTATATAGACAGAATTGCCCTACCGCTAAATTTTATCAAGCTAGTTCATCTGAAATGTTCGGTACAAGTGTTGATGAAGATAATTTTCAAAGAGAGAATACTCCTATGAACCCAACCAGCCCGTATGGTTGTGCTAAAGTATTCGGTTATAACATAGTGCGTAATTACCGTAGAGGGTATAAATTGTTTGCTACCAATGGTATTTTGTTTAACCATGAGTCACCTCGTCGTGGATCCAATTTTGTAACGAATAAAGTAGTAAAGGCTGCTGTTAGAATCAAAGCCGGGTTACAAGAAGGATTAGAATTAGGTAATATGGATTCATATAGAGATTGGGGTCATTCTAAAGATTATGTAAGAGCAATGCACATGATATTGCAGCACTCTGAGCCAGATGATTTTGTAATATCTACAGGTAAGACACATTCTATTAGAGAGTTATGTGAATATGTGTTTAGTAATCTTGATCTTGACTATAAAAAATACGTAAAACAAAATCCTAAATATATGCGCCCAGAAGAATTAAAATATTTGCGGGGCGATTCCTCTAAAGCACGCTCAGTATTAAAATGGGAACCAAAATATACGTTTGAAACGTTATTAGATGATATGATCCAGCATTGGAAATCTATATACAATGTGGACTAATGAATAACGATGTCGTAAGTATAAATTTCTTCAATAAGCATGTAGGTAGGTTTAAATATGTAAATGATCATTGGCCGCAACCAAGTATTAATTATATTAACCCACCGGTATTAGAGTGGGAAGGGGTTAGTGTTTTTTCTGATGAGCAATGTTTTACAGATCTACCTATTAAAGTAAAAAGTAAATATAAAGTAGCATGGGCGCTGGAGAGCCCGGTTGTTAGGCCACAAATATATAATAATTGTACGGAATTAATTGATATATTTGATAAAATTTATATTTGTAATCCTGAATTTTATGAAAATCATTCAAAAATTGAGAAACTGGAATTTGGTGCGTGTTTTATTTGGGAATCTCATTGCCGTGTTTACCCTAAAAATAAATTATTATCAATAGTTGCTTCAAAAAAGAAATATGCACCTGGACACAAACTTAGACATAAAATTATAAATGACAAAATACACCCAGAATTAGAGTTATGGGGGTCAGGGTATAGGCCGTATGATGAAGACCCCGATAGTACGGTATTACCATTTAAAGATTATATGTATACAATTGCTATTGAGAATTGTGTATATCCTGGCTATTTTACAGATAAAATAATCGACTGTTTTGCAACCGGCTGTATTCCAATATACCAGGGATGTCCTTTAATGGATCAACGGTTTGATAAAAGAGGATTTTATACATTTAACACTATCTCTGAATTAAAAAACATATTAGATAAAATTAGCTCCGAAGATTATTATAGTAAATTGGAGTACGTAAAAGAAAATTATAAATTATTTAAGAAGTATGCTTCTCCTGATTTAAATTTAGTTAATGTATTAAAAAAAGATGGCTTCCTATGAGAAAAAAAGTTTTAGCGGCGGGATTTTTTGATTTATTTCATAGCGGTCATGTTAGATATTTTGAAAGTTGTTCGAAATACGGAGATGTATATGTTTCTATAGGTACAGACGAAAATAGTATTTTTATTAAAAATAAAAAACCTATTTATATAGAAGATGAAAGGTTATATTTAGTAAAGAGCTGTAAGTTTGTAAAGGAAGCAAAGCTTAGCTATAATAGTATAGGTAAATGTTCGTTTAAAAGTTATTTACAAGAATTAAAACCAGATTATTTTATAATTAATGAAGACAGTCATACTATAGAGAAGGAAAATCTATGCCGAGATTATAATGCTGAATATATAGTTTTAAAGAGAGAGCCTAGGGATGGATTACCAGCACGGTCTAGTACATTAATTAGAGATATAGATCGTATACCATTAAGATTAGATCTTGTTGGTTTTTATGATCAGTTATTTTTCAATTCTGTAGTACCGGGATCCGTTATATTAGCTAATATACAACCATTTCATGTAGAGGATAGAAGTGGTATGTCATCTTCTACAAGAAAAGTAATACATAAATTTTTTGGAAGTACCCTACCAAGTAATATTGATAAATTAGATTTAGCAAGAGGTATATTTGCAATTGAGAACCCGCCAGGATCGCAATATATTTCAGGAGTTGTTGATCAACTTGGCATATGTTTACCGGGTATAAATAGATTATTTTTTGATAATAATTATTGGCCATATAAAATAGAATCTATTATTGATGAAGATATAATTCGCTGGCTTCAATCGCATGTTTTTTTAAAGAAAACTAAACCAAGACCTAAGAATTATGAAGTAATTACAGGTGTAGAAAATTTTAATAGAAAAACTATACAAGTTCAAGCTAATTTAGGAGATATAATATGGAATAGTATACAAAATAAAGATTTAAATTCCTTAGGTATTGGAATTAACTCTGTTCATGAAAACCAAAAGTCGATTATACCTGGGTATGAAAGTAAATATATTAGAGATATTATAATGGATACTTTAAAACATCATATCGGATGTAAAATTATGGGTGCTGGAGGTTATGGTTACGTGATGGTAGTAACAGATAGTCCTACTCCAGACTTAATGCCTGTTATTTTAAATGAAAAATAATATATGAAAATTTGTGCAACAATACCAATTAAAAGTAATTCTACTAGAGTAAAGGATAAAAATTTTAAGCTATTAGGCGGCAAGCCTCTTTATCAATATATTATAGATCATTGTATAGACGCAGGATGTTTTGATAGTATATATGTTGACACAGATAGCGAAGCTATAAAGCATTATTGTTTTAATAATAAAGTAAAATGGATAGAAAGAGAACCAAAACTTACTTTAGACACAGCAAACGGGAATGATGTATTTCACTATGATATAAAAACAATAAATTCTTATGATTTTTACTTTCAATTATACGCAACTGCACCGTTTCTTAAGTCAGAGACTATTAAATCGTGTGTAGATAAGCTAACTCATACAACAAAGTATGATTCTATATTAACAGCTACAGAAGAATATGGGTGGCATTGGTTTCAAAATCAGCCAGTTAATTATCAACCTAATATTTTACCTAGATCACAAGATGCTCCGCCAGTGATTAAAGAAACAACAGGATTGTATGGTATTTCTAAAAGCGCCTATGATAGATTTAGATGTAGGGTCGGTGCCACTCCATATTTTTATATAATAAACGATAGAATGGAGTGTATTGATTTAGATACATATGAGGATTTTGTTATTGCTGAGCGATATGCTAATCAATTAAAGCCTAACGCATATATTCATGACGATGAATGAGAGAAATATTTGAAAAAACATTCGATAAAATATATTGTATAAATTTAGATGTAAGACCTGACAGATGGGAGTTCTGTCAAAAAGAATTTGAACAATATAATATATTAGATCTCGTAGAGAGGTTACCAGCTTTTCATTTTCCGGATGCTCCTGAAGCTGGATGCTCTACAAGTCATATGCAGTGTATTAGAAATGCAAAAAAACATAACTATAAAAATGTATTTGTTTTTGAGGATGATTTTCAATTCTTAACCAAGGCCTGGAATGGAAAACAGTTTATTGATTCAGATCCTACAGTTTATATAAACAGAGCTCTTAAGCAATTAGAGAATATTAGTTGGGATGTGTTGATGTTTTCTTATAATATAAGACTACATGAAGATTTTATAAACTATAAAGACATAAGTGATAATGTCTTTCAAAGTACTATGCAACTTATAGCGGCTGGCTATGCTGTTAACAGTAGTGTGTATGATTTTATCCTAGATAACGACCCTTCATATAGAATATGCTATGATCAATTAATTGCTAATTGCTTGTCTTATAGATTTAAAGTTTTTAACATAAGGCCAATGGTGATAGGACAAAGAGAAAATGTTTACAGTGATTTACGCGGTGAAGATCGGCACCAAAAGTGGGTAGAAAAAATGCTTCAAAAGTTTCCTGATAGGAGTTTAGGGTCTGGTGGACAATCGATTCAATTGGATAATATAATTATGAATGATGACGAACTTTGTCGTCAATGGTATCAGGCACGAAAATGAAAAAAATAGTCTTTTTAAATAACTGGAATTCTGATACAACCGGTATCCGTTATCTAGGACAAACAAAGGATAATTTCGGGACGTGGGGTGATATAAAAGTAGTAACTGATTTAAAAGAAGCGGATTATTATATAATCATGGATGGATTAAACCATGATTATGATTTAGATTGGAATAAAGTTATTTATTTTCAAAGAGAGCCTGAAGTAATAAAACCCCCTTATTTAAATCATAATTTCCCGGATGAAATTCTTTTTAATGGGGTATATAAGAATTTTTATAATGTTGTAACTTGGTGGCTACATTCGAAGAGTTTTAACGAATTAGTAGATTTACCTTATCCAACTAAAAGTAAAAAAATAAGTACTATAACTAGTGGTAAACAATATAACCCCGAGCACGTAAATAGATTAAACTTTTTAAACAAGTTTATAGAAAAATATCCAAGCATCGATGTTTATGGCCGCGGAATTAAAAATTATCTTCATAATAAAGATTGTTATAAAGGTGTTGTAAAGGGAGATAAGAAATTTTGTAAATTTACGGGTATAATAGATTATGAATATTCTGTAGCTATGGAAAATACTTTAGAAAAGAATTCTTGGACAGAAAAAGCATGTGATGTATTTTTATGTTGGGCGATTCCTATCTATTCTGGTGCTTTAAATTTCGGAGAATACTTTCCAGAGGACTCTTTCTTTCAAATAGATACAATTAATCCTGATATAGACTCTATTATCGATTTTATATCTGAACCTCCTAATAAAAAACAGATAGAGGCTGTTAGAGAAGCTAGAAATTTAATTTTATACAAATATAATATATGGGCTGTTATAGATAATATTCTTAAATAATGGTTTCCAGAAAATATGCAGTAAATACTATTGACGATGACGTTTAGAGAATATGTAAAAAATAATTTTGAGAGAATATATTATATAAATTTAGATTCTCGGAAGGATCGTCGAGATCGGTGCATAGAGATATTTAAACAATATGATGTATATGATATTGTTGAGAGAATCCCCGGTAAGGTTTTTACTGAAAAAGAAATACGAGAAGATTTTGTAAAATTCACTGGTCATGTAAATCATATAAACCCAGCCAAGTATGATTATACACCAAAAACTTTAGGTAGGTGGGGCTGTACAACCGGTCATTTACGTGCCTTACAACATGCAAAAGATAATAATATAGAAAATATACTTATATTCGAAGATGATCTAGAAATATACAACGGAAAAGACGACACAGTACAGGATTATGAAGAAATATTAGAAAACGCAAATAAAACTTTACAAAACATTAAGTGGGATTTGCATTATTTAGGGTATTATCCTTGCCCGGGGCGCGGGCTATGGTCTAATCCTAAAGTACTAGGGCCTAATATTTTCACAGCAGCGTATCTACAAGCTACTCATGCAGTCGGATATAACAAAAGAGCATATAGTAAGATTTTAGAAGACCTATTACCTAGTTTTACTAGTTTTAAATGGAGAGAATTACTCGGTACAATAGATGAATATCTTGGTTTCGTATTTCAAAATTATCCGGATTATACAACTACTGCCATAGCACCTATATTGGTATATCAGCGAGCAGATTGGAGTGACATTCAATGTGAGTCGAAAGATTACACTCCAGCATATTTAAAAAATAGTATTTTAATGCTTAGAGATAGAGTACCAGACGATTTTATTCGCTTTCCAATAAGACCGGGTAAAAAATCAAATGCATTTTTAAAAATGAATAAAAAATCTTCAAACAACTTTTGAGAAAATATATTGTATGAATTTGGATTCTAGACCTGATAAATGGGAGCTATGTCAAAAGGAATTTGAAAAATATAATATATTAGATATTGTAGAGCGTTTTCCAGCAATAGCTGTATATAATTCTGCTGGATTGACGACTGCTCATGGTTGTGCTAAATCTCATTTGAGTATTATCAAAAACGCAAAAAAAGATAAATTACATAATGTATTAATATTGGAAGATGATATAAACTTTTTAGACTTTTGTATAGATTACAAAAACAAAAACAAAAAAGAAATTATTCAAAGTCATCCACGAGAAATTTTAGCGTTAGGTCTACCAGAAGCAAATAAAATTGATTGGGATTTTTTTTATTTAGGTTATAATATAAAATTACCTCAATTTTGCAATAAAAAAATACTTTCTGATCATTTATTTCAGAGTACATTACAGCTTACAACTCATGCGTATGCTATACGTAATACAGCGTATGATCATGTGCTTGACGATTGGGATAATTTAGCGGCCAAGCCTTGTTTAAAAAGCTCAGATCGAAAAGTCGGTATTGATGCTTATTATGCTTTTTATTTAAGTCATAAAATTAATGCAATTAATTTATTTCCTATGGTCGTTGGTCAGAGAGAGGATGTAAAGAGTGATATTACTCATAGACAAACACCTAAGCCGCGTGCAAGTGCGTATAGCGGGTTCGCTTGGGTAAAACAAAATGCTACTGAAAATTGGATGGAATATAAATGAGAATAGGTATATTATTTTACGGCCAGCCACGCTTTTTCAGTCTTACAAAAAAGTATATTAAGCAGGAGTTTGACTTCCCAGGTCATGAAACTGATTATTTTGCTCATTTCTGGGAACAAGTTGGCTTCACACCGATTGGAGAAGAACATGACACGAATATTCCCGATGTAAGAAAGATACTCAGTAGAGAGTTTGACGCTAAATCATATAAAATACAGAATTATGATAAACTAGATGAAATAATACAAGCTTATAAAGTTATTTTTCAACAAGTAAAGGAAGAAACTAATAATAACGTTGCAGTACCTGATGACGATATAGAATTAAGATATAAATTTGGTCAACACTATAGTTTATCTAAGTGTTATGAGTATTTAGAAGAATATGAACAAAAGAATAATTTTAAATATGATATAATTATAAAAGCGAGAACTGATATAGTGTATTCATTACCGTCGTTATATCCTGACGAAGAAGAATATAAGTTATTTAAAATTCATGCTTATTTAAATATTAATAAAGATGTACCTACTATACATTGTAATGGTATAAGAATTACTACTTTAGAGGTACCAGATGATAATTCACCTCTTATATGGGAACAACAAGGTATATATAGTTATTATAATCAAGAAGTATCGTTTCAATATGAACATTCTGTAAAAATGCCATTTACATATAATTATAATAGAAGATTGGCGATAAATGATTGGTGTTTAATCGCTAATAGGGAAGCAGCATCTCTTATGTATAATGGTTGGTTTACTACATATCTTAATGCTCTAGGTAATGACATACGTATATGTAATTGCTTACGTTTAAAAAATAAGCCTATTAGTCCGGTACGGGGTATCGAGGAAGATGAATTAAAACATAAATTGAAATTTATTTCTCAATCAGAGCATAGTATGCAAGGATATTTAGCTTATGTAAATAATATAAATGCGGTTAAGTTGAAACATAGAAGAGATTATAGATTATTAAAACAGGATGAAATAAAACAGGAGGTGTCTGTTGATGGTAAGTTTTGGGCAGTCAATGACTCTGAAATGGTTGACGGAATAACTAAAGTATTTAATCTACGAAATCCCTCATTTTATGATCTCAGAAAAACAGAAAGATATAAGAAATTTTTAGACATTAAAACATGAAAAAGATACGCGTTGCTTTATGTATATCAGGTGAAATGAGAAGATGGCCTAATTGCCATAATTCAGTAATGAATCTATCTACTCCGTATAGTATTAAATTTTTGAACAGGCATAATAATGCCCCGCCCAATGAGCCACCGCCGGAGGAAATAGATTATGAGCTACATACATTTATACACACTTGGGATCAAATTACATATTCAAAAAAACAGACAACGTGGGAGCTTAATCTAAGAAAAGATAAATTAGATCATAAAGAAATGATCGATAAGATAAAACCTAAAGCTATTCAAATAGAAAGTAAAGACGCATTAGATGTATATATAGAGTTATTTAAAAAAAATAAAGACTTTAAAGAATGTGAAGATATTGAAAAGAAAATTAAATTTACAAATTATACTTGCTTATCTCAATTTTATAGTATGAGGAAATGTCATGATTTACGTCGAAAATATCAAGAAGAACATAATGTAGAATATGACATTGTTATTAGAACGAGGTCTGACATATTAATTAAAGAATATAAGAAACAGTCCGTATTTCATGTTTTACATAAATTAGCTGTTTTTGATGATAACAAAAAAAAGCATGTATGTTCCGGTAAAACACCGCTTCTATATTGTCCTTGGATTTATGGAGATCATAGATTACATACAATAATGGAATACGCATTAATGTTAGGACGCCCGGCAACATTCGATAAAATTTTTAAGGGTTTCCCGGAAAAATTACCAAAAACAGCTGGGTTTGGTAATACGTCTCACGGTGTACTTTATGATCATATACATAATGACCGTACATATATAAGAGCTCCTATACCATTGCATTATTCCTTAGATCATCATCCTGTTGAAATGGTAGAGGAGCCTTGTAGTCAAGATATTGTCACAGGCCAACCAATTGAGGAGGGAGTAAAAGCTGCTAAGCTTGAGGTTGTTGCTGAGGGAGATGAAACCGACATATCCATAGGAGAGGAGAATATTATTAAAGATACTATTAGCGAAAAGGATATACCTACTCCTAAGAAGGGGGTAGCAGTTAAGGGTATGACCGACGGAGGTTCTTAATCAACCTCAACCGGCTCTTCACCAAGCGCGAGTGGATCGACAGAGAAAATAACTAAAATACCGCCATTTACTATCGATACACTATCACTAACTCTATTAAATATTTTTTTTATCCAAAAATGTTTTTTATGCTCTTGAATTAAATGTAGTTCGCCGACCTCAACTCCTGGTCGAATTTCATGATGTCTTCTTGAGTGACTCGGACCACCGTGAGTTGTATGAAACATGCATTTACGAGTTACTCTGACCATTTCATCTATGGTTCTATCTAAAAAATCAGGATGTACATGTTCTAAAAAATCAAATGAAGTTGTTAAATCTACAGATTTATCCTCTAGTGGTATGTCATGACTACAACCTTTTAGAAAATCAATATTTTTGTTTAAAAACTCTAAATTAGGATCAATAGATATATCTAAACCATGTACTTCGCTACATAATTCTTCTATTGCCCAATTACAAAATTGACCTTGACCAGTACCAACATCTAATACAGAATTAATATTTAATAATTTTAAAAAAGGGGTATGTTTCCTGCCATGAAAGCTACCACCATATCCTTGAGTATTCAAGTAATCATATGTTTCTTTAATTTGCTCTAAATTCTTCATGGATATATTCTTTTTTAACACTATCACACCCTATATGTATTAACGGAAAATTAATATATGTAGTAGGGACCTGTTCGTTATGTATAATATACGTCATGGCTGTTTCTTCTCTTATAAAATGATCGTCCTTTTGCCATAAATTATATATTTTATCGTATGCAAATACATCAGTTAAATTTGTTTGCAAATCCTTACATATAAAAATCAACCCAGCGGCAAACCTTCCAGGTATTTCTCTGTTTAAATATTTTTCAGGTATAACTATTGGATCGGCTGTTTTTATTTCCTCTCGCCGCAGATACATATAAAACGCTTTATTATAATCTTCAAATTTAAACCTATCCTTGTGCCTTACAATAACATCACAATCAAAATATAACATTTTATCATAGTTACTTTTATAAAATTCATGAATGAGATAAAATTTTGTATTCCATGCCTTTAATCTTTGTAATTCCGATGCATATTCCTCGTATTTAATACATTTATATTTGCTTATTTCTTTATCACTATAAAATTGCTTAATAGATATAAACATATCTTCTATTTTATCAGGAATTTTGGTTATTAACTTGAAATCAGCATTCTTATATTCAGCCCATTTTTTTAAATCTTCTATTACCGGGGTTAAATTTTTTTGTATTATATCATCTTGCGGTAGATACGAACATAGACAATAAATTATATTCTTCTTCACGTTATTCGGCGACCTCCACAGCACGCGATCCAATTATGTTTGAATATTGTTTTTTTAAACTTTTGTCAGTATCAGTTAGTACTCTAATATGGGGTCTATTTAATATAAATTTCTTTGTAAATTTATTAGCAATTTTCATTAATCTCTCTGGTATAACCATTGTCTCTAACGAGTCACATCCTAATTCCTCTGCATTTATACCATTTAATCCCAAGGTCTCCCCGCAGATAATTTCTCCAGCGGCCCAGTTTATATCTATACCATCTTTTTTGAGAAATATTCTAGATTTATCAATCAAAGCTTTTATAGTTTCAAGATATTGATCTATAGATAATAACATATCCTCACCTGATCCTACTATATACCAATCCTTCATGTGTAAATATTGAGTTTTGGGATTATAGATATGAGTGTCATTGGCTTTAAAGAGATTGTTTTCATAATTATTATTTTCATCAGCACCTGTATACTCAAAGACACCTTCTTTTTTTGCATATATTTTATTTTCTACACATAACCAACTTTGGTAATTTTTTACATCTATAGGTTGATGATCCGGCTCGGCGCAGTCCTGTTTTTTTTCAATTGATCCATCAGGGAACGTACGAGCCATGTTGTTTGTAAGATTAATTTCATCAGCGACATTTCTGGCACCTTCCCAAATTTGAAGATCTCCAAATTTACAAAAAATTCCTTTTCGTTTTTCATATAATTTGCTATAGAATAATTTTTTATCATATTCATAAAGTCTATTATCTGTATACAAATCAGGAGTAATAAATAACAAATCAGTTCTAATTCTAAAAATATAGTCATAATCCTCTTCTATTAACTCTGCTCCTAGCTGTAATGATACAAATTGACCTAAATAGTATCTTAAATTCTCTGGCCTAGTAATTTCAAAAATACTCTTTGCAAAGAACCTGGTATATTTATCTTCAGCTAAAAGAGGTATATCAGCAATAGAACTAATATGTTGTGGGGTTTTAGAGTAAGCATGATTCATCAATGGCCCGGAAAATTTTGCGGTTCTATCATAATAGAGCTTTAATTTGTCTTTATTATTTTGAACAATTTTATATATCTCTTCACAGGCCTGGGTTAAAGGTTCATAATTAGTAAAGGAATGTTTTTTTGGTTTATAGATAGAAACTATTTTTTCTTTATCTTCATTTGTTAGGCTATATTCTGGATCATTGCTATTATATGCTATTTTATCCCAAAAGTGAAAATAGTAATCTGTTGTACTATTTTTAAAAGTAGTTTCCTGTATGATGCTCTTCCAGCCTAATTCCCAAAACCGAGGTTGACCGTATAATAATACTGCTAATTTCATTAATCAGTTATAAAGTCAGTTAAGTTACCCCAATCATGCTTGGTGTAGTGATAATCGTCATTTAATATTTTTAAGAAGTCTTTATGCTCGGGATGTCTGGTGTCAAAAATATTATGTTCATTATATTGTTGCTCTGAAAATGTTCCCCAATTGAATATTCTTGAAGTGTAAGATCTAAAATTATGGGCTTGTGCTATTTGAATAAATTCAGGTATACTTTTATAATTATTTCTTTGTACACACATATCTAATCTTATATTAGTTAAACCTAAAGAACCAATAAAGTGAAGATTTTTTAGTAAACGATCCCAATTTCCTCCAACCCTTACTTTATCATAATGCTCTCTTATACCAGCATCAAGACTAATAATAGCACTTATAGAAAGTTTATGTATATTCTTTAATTGACTCCAACGCGCCTCGTCCCATAATACACCGTTTGTTTGGAGATTAATTGTAATGAGAGGATTTTTCTTAGGGTCAATTTTTTTAAGTAGTTCAAAGAATGATGGTGAACCGAACGGATCGCCTGATCCAGTTATATTAAGGTTTACTGGATGAGGTTTACTATGAATCATGCGAAGCAGTCGCTTATTGATCATCAGTGTTGTTTTGTATTTTTCAGGATTACTTTTACCGGTATATTGAATTAAGTTTCCTCTACAGCTAGGACATCTCAGATTACAAGATTTATCATAACACAAATTAATAGTTTCAGGCGGGTCTGCTATCTCCATTTCAAATTCAAGAATAAATTTTAATTTGTCTCCATGCTTACCATCCAGTATATCTTTGCGGAGTGGTAATTGTTTATTTTGTATCATAGGACATTCTGTTTTATTACACATAGAAAAACTTCCATCTAAGATACTTCTGCGAAATGCTCTACTTCTCTTACTATTCCACTCTTTATAGAAATCTAGAGTAGGAGTTAGATCTCCTATTCTGTTATGGTTAACCCACCTCGGGCAGCAATTATATAATCCTTTTTCTTGTATTTCCAAAAAAGTCCACGGGTGGTCACAAAACCTAGTTGCAAGATCATTAGACATGTATAATTATTTACAGCTATGGATATTTATTTCAATGGAGTTGAGTATAAACCAACCGAAAAAGAAGTAGAAGAGATTACCTTTTTAGGTACTAAAACGTTGCAAGCTAAGGTAAAGCCCCAATTAACAATATTTTGGAACCCGTTAACATGGGATTGGACTAAAGTAGGCGATAAGGAAGCTTATGAAACAAAGTATAAGCGTAAGACTCGTGCTGTGTATTTTAAGGATAAGGTCTTTCTTGTTGAAAACTCAAAATTTAAAAAGGGTATTGTAGATGATGATTTTGTCGATACTGCCGAGCTTCCAATTGGTATTGTTGTGTATTGGGAAGCTGATACTGAGCAATGGCAAATGTTAGGCTATAAAGAAAATCTTTTACGATAATATTTTCATATAATATTTTCATATAATGCTAGATACATTATTTGATAAAATATATGTAGTCTGGGGTCGAGACCCTCTCCGAAAAAAGCATATACAAGATCATTTTAGACAGTGTAATATTGAAAATTATGAAATTGTTCGCAGTATTGCTCCGCATAATTTGTTTATTAGAGGGAAGAGTAATCGAAAAAAAATTAGATTTAAAAAATTATGGGATGTAGAAACGTTAGCGCCACCTGATGTACTTAAACCTAATGTAAAAGGTTCACCTTATCCGATGTCTTTAGCTGAGATATGTTGTACGTACGGACATCTTAAAGCGTATAAAACTGCAGTTAAAGATAAAGTAAATAATTTTCTTGTTATAGAAGATGATGCTGTATTAAATGTTGATTTGTGTAATAATGCTTTAGAGTGGAAAGAGTACATTCCACCTGACTGGGACGTTCTTCATTTTCATTCCTGGCGACCGTTTGACAGTAAACGAGAACCTGAATTAGCTGAGAAGAGAATTCAGGTTAATGATTATTTTTATACTGGGTTTAAAGAATATAGTGGTGCAGTTTGTTACTCTCTTACTACTAACATTGCTAAACAATTATTAGCTCGATTTTATCCTATTATACTTATTTCCGATGGCATCATTGGTACTTTAAGTAGAACAGTTTTTGCTAGAAAATATTATAGAGCATATGTTTTTCATCCGTTTTTATCTGAGGGTACTTTATTTGAAAGTCAAATAGATTCTGAAAAGCCAATTACTAAAAAATTTATGACAAGAAGACAACGTTATAAAATAGGTAATTTTAATCCTAATGTATTATAATATTAAATTTGTTATCAGTAATTATTCCTTTAGTCACTCTTCTGTCTTTGTTAAATACACTATATAATTTTTTATGGTTGTTCGGGTTCTTTAATCTATGTATTAAAGCATCAGTCCACTTAAAATGACGAACTTTAAAGCGACGATGATCAATATCGTCTGGATCATAAACTCCTGGAGTCGGCTTAGGTGCATAAAAATATTTCCAATAGTCCTCATCGCCGCGAGTTATATTTACTTTTTTACGCTCTGCAGAGTTTACTTCAGGTACCCATACTACATCATGATGCCCAATCCCTACTTCTATTTTAGCTTTAAATAATAAAATTTTTGTCCAAGTAGCTCCAATTACGTATCTCGTAATACTCGCTGTCTTTGGAAATTGTTCAAATAAATCTTCCGGGTAACCCACTTTACGTAAAATAAGATCCTCAGCAACTCGGTCCTCAAAACTGCCACGCAGGGCATAATAATTATTTTTTTCTAAAAAATCAGCACACTCAGGTATAGTATTAAAAGGACCGTAATCATTAAATTCATCTGCGTCCGGTAAAATAATCCAATCTTCATCATCTATTGTCCATTGCCACTTTATTAGTACGTCGTGTGCATTCTGTATGTCGTATTTTTTTGAGATCAACTCAAGATTTGGTATATTATTTTCATTGTTTATCTCTCTGAATTCATTTAAATTTTTATGATATGTATTATAACAGAGATCAGGAGAGTATATCTTATCAGGGCGTGATCCGGTTTTTTTGCGACCACATGGTATAATATTAAAATTATTAGGATCAACACCTAACCCTATGTAGTAATCAATAAAATGTCTATATAAATTTAAATCTGGATATTCATTCTCATCTAGAGATATCATTGAAAATAAATGTATATTCACTTTAAGTTATTTAAAATTTTTATTGATTTAATCAATTAGTAATGTAAATTTTTATATACTATGCCCAAATCTTTCTTAGATAGCTTGATAGGTGCAAACGGAAAACATAAATGTATCTTTATACATATACCTAAGTGTGCGGGAACAACAATAAAGGAAAATTTTAGGTTACATGGAGCACCATGGACTCATAATAACGTGACTCATATTATAGATGGTGATATTAAAAGATTTAATTCTGTTGAGAAATTTTTAAAATATAATCCGTTCACTATTGTTCGCAATCCATTTGACAGAATAGTCTCCTGGTTTTTTTATCATAAAAATCTTTCGGCCGAGGAACTGGGCTCGGGTCCCGGTCTCCCACTCTCGTCTCTTTATGCTACTTCTTTTGAAGATTGGGTTATGAATAACTGCCCACACCACTGGGATTATTCTGGTCGTAATAAACCAACATACCTTTGGAGACAATTAAATTGGATTGAATATAATTGGCCATATCCGAATCAATGGAGAATTGAAATTGTAATTCCGGAAGCTAATATTATTAGGTATGAAGAATTAGAAACTGCAATCCCACAATTAAAAAATTCTGATCACCGGTTTGAAAGAAAAAGCAAGAGAGGTGACTATAAACAATATTATACTAGCTCTAAAATTATAGATATTGTTACTGAATTATGTAAGGATGATTTAGAATATTTTAATTATTCATTTGATTGATTTTCTTTGTAGCTATGTTATAATAATCATATGATTTTAAAAGATATTGACGTCTATGATGGAAGTTTGATTCATGGACGGTTTGCTTATAAATATTTTCGAAGAAAAACTCTCCCGATTGGTAATATCGTTGCGTTTCGAGCCCCGATGAAGGTAGAAGCAGAGGGAATGATTGACAATGAAGACCTTCTTAACAATGATTTTATTTATTCTGACGACGCTGTTAATTTTTGTTGGGAGCTTCCTAATTTATGCCCTCTGGGCGCTGTCTTCTTTCAGCGATTATTCAATACACAAATTGCAAATGTTTTATCGACGCTATATCTTAAAGCTCCGGTCGAAGTGGATGGTGACGACTTAATTGTACATAGAGAATTTGAACAACACGGCATTATTCAACCAAAAGGTAAGTGTAGTGTAAGTATAACCTATTCAAAAGACAATGTTGCGATTGGTCACACTGCAATTAACGTGTCGGCAGGGAATAAAGCACCAGCCTTTGCGTTTTCCACCGATTTAACCGACAATCAGGTGGAAGAATTCATGAAAATCATCATAGATACCTACTATTCCATGGTGGATGACGCATTTATCGCAACTACAAAGCTGACATTATGAGTTCTGTAGTGTGTCTCAATTTTTTTTTCAAAAACCCGGGTGAAATCCTTATTTGGCTGTTTTATCAATTAACTTTTAAAGGCATAAACCTAGATCCAAATTTTTTTGCAGAAACCGGGTGATTTTCCGATTAAGAAAGTTATCGTATGAAGTTGAAATTGTACCCCAATTTTTTTTGCAAACTCTTGATGGAATTGTATTAAAGAACTCAAACTGTCTATATTATGAAGCAAGCAAATAACTTTTTTGATTTTGTTACTAACATTTTATTTGAAAAAGATAAAATCGATGTAGATATTATGTCATCACAATTATATTCTCCATATATAGTGAATAGGTATGTGACATTTGCTGATACTCGGTTTGTTCCAGTAATAAACAATAGTGTTAATATGTATGGATCAGTTTTTAGTATAAATGTTGATCATTATAATTTCTTACATGCTTTAATTCCAAAGACAAAAAGAAAATATATTAATTATACTAAAAAAATAAAAAAAGATAAAACAATATATGAAAAGGTTTGTAAACAGTATGAATTGTCTCAACGTGAGGTCGATTTGTATTCGGAAACTTTTAACATAAATATTAAAAAATATGAATAAGAAGCAAAAGCAGCATTATGAAAATCAGCTCGATAAAATGAAGCTAACTGACCAGCAAAGAGAAGCTTTTGATCATGATCCTAAAACAAGTTTAATTGATTTAGAGAGGTATGATGGAGGTACTTTTAGTTTACAAGGCTATAAACTAAGTAAAGTTTTGGATGATATTGTCTTAGCTCAATTTGTGGATTTATCTAATGACGGTAAATCTGTTATGCGAAATGGCATTCATATTCCTTTATCGCAAGTTCAACGTACATGGCGCTTAGCAAAGGTTATATTAATTGGACCTAAAGTTCAGTATACTACTGTCGGAGATATTATTTGCTTCCCAGATGATAAAGGAATAAAGGTTGATAATATGTCCATTACAGGGTATGATGAGTCTCTTAGAGATTGTATCTTTATAAATGAAGAGCGGTTTTTTGGTATTTGTGAAGAATTAGAAGACCATGATAACAAGCTTAGCTAGTCTTAAAGCTACATTATTAGATAAAGTATGTGAGGTTAAGTTTGCTAGACGGAGCCTTAAGCCCGGTCGGCCAGCGACCCGACGAATGCTATGTACAAATAATGTACAACTTTTGAACTCAGTCGAAGGTCGTGTTGTTTTAAATTATGCTCCACCTCGACAAGGTCTTAAATATAATCCTAATCAAGAAAATTTAATTATAACCTGGGATATATTAATGCAAGATTATAGAACTATAAATTGCGATACTGTAGATTTAATTAGTACATTAGAAGCTGATCAAACGTTTTGGGCATATTTGAATGAAAAGATTGTTCCTATGACAGCAGGACAGAAACTGGATTTTATGAACACATGACATATGAGTTAATAGAAGATACGTTAAAAACATTATTACTTAATAATATTAAAATTACTTCTAAAAAGAGAATATTAGGAGCCGGTCAATTAATGCTATATGATATTAAAGATTTTAATATTCGATTAATTTTTTATAACAACAAAAAAACTGAATTACTTTATCCGTTTAATATTATTAGAAAAGATAACATAATATATTTTGATTACACACTCCCCCATATTCATCAAAATGATCCTCTATGGAAAGGTCGATTAAATCGCTTAGTTAAAAATAAACGTAATAAGTATTATGACTTGCTTCTCTCTATAGAGATACTATAATAGGTATATGGGTCTTAAGAACTTTCCAAAAGGATATGCTCCCTCCTCAAGCCAACAATATGCTATACCTAATATCATTAAAGGGCTTGAAGAGTGTAAGTTTGTTGCCTTGCAAGGCCCAACCGGTTGCGGAAAAAGTTTTATTGCAAAAACAATTGCTAATGACCTAAAAAAGCTCCCATCAAGATTATCGAAATTAGTTTCTGATTATAGGGCGTTTGAAATTACTCGAGATAAAAGTAAATTAACTTATGAATATGCAGATGATTTTGAAAATAAAAATTATGGAACATCCATATTAACAACAACAAAAGCATTACAAGATCAATACACTCGAGACTTCGAAGACATAAAACCTTTAAAAGGTAAGAGTTCTTATATTTGTAATTTTGATGGTCGGAGTCTTGCCGACGTTGCCCCGTGTATTTTTAGTAGTAAATTAAAAAAAGAATGCTGGGACTGTAATAGGTGCGATTATTATGAAGCAAGAAATAAATCAATTATAGCAAAAATTAGTGTAGAAAATTATTCTAGTTTTTTTCACAAACCAGATCATTTAAAGTATAGACGGCTTATCGTATGTGATGAAGCTTCTGAATTAGAAAATATAATCGTTAGTCGGTTTAGCTGTAGTATTGAACTGGGTAAGTTAAATAGGTATGGTTTTGGTTTATTATATTCATCTAATAGGAAACGGTTTCGTAGTAATTTAATTGAATTACAAATTGAATTAGAAGGTCGGTATATTGTGTTGCTTCGAATGCTTGAAAAGCATTCTGATACAATAAGTGACTCGGTGAAGAAAGAATTTAAATTTATCGCAGACTTAAAAAGAGATTTATCTCTTGTTGTTGATACTTGGCAACAATCAGAATATATTATTAATAAATCTTTTATTCATAATAAAAAATATATACAATTAATACCTAAAAAGATTGACGTACTAGCACAGCATTTATTTAAATATGCTGATAAAGTTCTTTTTATGTCTGCTACGCTTGTTGATTATAAACGCTTCATGAGAAATATTGGAGTGCCTGAACAAGATTATAAGTATATAGATTTACCTTCATCGTTTGATCCGAACCTTTCCCCAATTATATTCGGTAAATTTCAACTTTCAAAAAAGAACATCGATAGATATTTTCCTAAAGTTGTTAAGTGCGTAGAGGAAATTTTAGAAGAGCACAAAAATGAAAAAGGACTTATTCATACACAATCAAATGTTTTAACTTTAAAATTAAAAGAACAACTTAAAACTGACCGAGTATTATATCGTGTGAGAGGTGATAAGGATAATGTCGACATCCTCACAGAGCATTCTAATAGTCCCTTACCAACAGTATTAGCTAGCCCTTCATTAAATTTTGGAGTTGATCTAAAAGGTGATGCATCAAGATTTTGTATTATTATAAAGTGTCCATGGCCAGATTTAGGTGACATAAGAATAAAAGAGATGTCGAAGAATGATTATAGATGGTATACTAATAAAATGTTTACAACTTTTGTACAACAGTGTGGTCGATGTACTCGAGATGAAAATGACTATAGTACAACGTATGTAATTGATGCTGGTAGCATAAGAAAATTAATACCAGAGTATTCAAATTTGTTACCAAAATATTTTATAGACCGTTTTATCTAATAAATATTTATAATGAAAAACCAATATTATGGTTTTGAGCTAAAAGATATGATCAGGCAGTTTATTACTGCCTTTAATGAAATTATCATTAATAGATATAATAGAAGTAAAGCCGTTGTCGATCAAATTAAAGTAGGTTTTTATTATGGCCCTAAAGAGAGAGCTCTTCAAGATATAGTTAATAAAGCTCAGAGTTTAAAGTTACCGACAATTGCAGTTCATTATACTTCAATATCTAGAGACCCTGGGAGAGTTTTTAATAAGGTTCCTGGTTTTTATTACAGTAAAGCTCCATCAGTTAGTGGTGGGGCGTTTGATTCAGATCATTTGAAAACACCTATCCCAGTTAATATAGGTATTAGTATGTCTATAATGACAAAGTTTCAAACTGATATGGATCAGATTTTAAGTAATTTTGTTCCATATAATAACCCATATATTATTATAAGCTGGATAGTTCCTACAACTCAAAACTTAGTTAATGATCTTGAAATAAGAACTGAGATATTATGGGATGGTACTTTAAGCTTAGACTATCCAGTTGAGGTGTCTGGAACTCAACCAGCTAGAATTATCGCTAATACAAGTTTTACAATGAAGGGATGGTTATTTAAAGGTCCTCGTACAGAAGATACTAAGAACATATTTACTATTGATCAGGATTTTGTACCTGTAAATACATTTGGTTATGAGTAAGTTTATAAAATACGATTCAAGTTTGACTGATGTCCTAACAGGCGGTACTTTTGATCACAGAGAGCTTTCTGGACGTCCGGAGTTTACAGGTGATAGCTCTATTTTTTCTGGAACAGCCGGTGAGAATACTTTTAATACCGGAACTATTTACGGAGGTGCTACTAATGCTCTTTCTGGTCAAATAACATTTGAAGGGTATAATTTTGCAACATTAACAGCAGTAATGTTAAGCTGTACTGACGGTCTTCCGCTATTTACCGACAGTCCATCATTAACTAATTTTAATTTTTATAATTCAATTACTGCTGTTCCCACAAATAGTACACCATTTTCCGGCCTGTCGGCATATTATCCCGAAGTAAGTGGCTTTTTTACGAGCAATTATGTGCTAAATAACTATAATAGTATGTCTATTACATTTCCAACGGCTACAGCAACAGGTATAGTTGATATAATAGCAATTAATCCTGCAGGGTATGGAAAACTTAGTACGGACCTAGGGTCAATCGACGGTATAACAATTAATTAATTAAAATGGCAAAAGATCAAGGTACATTTGGTAGAGGGTTACAGAAGTTTATTCAAAATAATTTGCCCTATAGGTCTCCTGCGGCAATTATAGATGATGTCACTTTACAGAACCCTAAGTTTAGAGATTTCTATAAAGCAGGATCATTACGCAAAGAATTGTTAGCGCAACATTCTATTCTTGCCCCTAAAGTACCAGACTCTGCTCATCCAATTGGTGCGTTTTTAGCTGATAGAGCATACAACGAATTAATGTATGCTACTCTTGATGTTGACAAGTATAGAAGGATCCGGGATTATAGGACAATGTCTCAGTTTGCTGAAGTTGCTGACGCATTAGATGAAATCTGTGATGAGTTTTTAAATGAAGATGAGCACGGTAATATTATTAATTTAAAATTTAGAAGTGTAGTTGATTTTGATGCGTTAGTTACAAGACAGATTAATGAAGAATTTGAAAAATTTATTAATCTGTTTGACCTTAAGGAAAACGGATGGGAATATGTTAGATCGATGCTTGTTGACGGTGAACTTTATTTTGAAAATATTATACATGAGGATCATGTTAAAGAAGGAATTCTAGGTGTTCTAAATGTACCTGTACAAGCTATTGATCCGGTGTATGATAATTTTCAAAATATGCACATTAAAGCATATTTACTTAGAAAAGCTAAACATCATAAAGAAGCTGAAGAAGAATTTAACTCTATGCAAGATAAAGATTTTATTCCATTGGAAAAGAATCAGGTTACATATGTAAATTCTGGTACGTGGAATGAAAATAAAACTTTTAGAATACCTTTTATTGAAAATGCTCGTAGAGCTTATAGACAGTTATCTTTAGTTGAAGACTCTATTATAATATATCGGTTGGTGCGAGCTCCAGAGCGGTTAGTATTTAATGTCGATGTTGAGTAAGAAAACATTTAGTTTAGATGAAAATAAAAGAGTTGATTCATTTAACCCACAATCAATGTTAGATGCTTATTGGTTTCCAAAGAGAGAAGGCAGTACCGGTACAGAGGTTAATACTTTACCTGGTGGTCAAAATTTAGGTGAGTTACAAGATTTAAATTATTTTATTAAGAAATTATATAAGGCACTTAAAGTACCTACTAATAGAATTGAGACTGATACATCTCAATATAGTGCAGATGCAAATGTTTTACGAGAAGAATTAAAGTTCGCGAATTTTATTGTCAGACTTCAGCATCAATTTTCTGTTGGCTTAAAGGAAGCTTTTATTACACATCTCAAATTAAGAGGTATGTGGAAGAACTTTGAGTTAAGAGAAAATATATTTGATTTAACTTTTACACCACCACGGAATTATTTTGAGTTACGTAGGCAGCAAATAATGGATCTTAAGCTTAATAATTTTACTAATGTTACTAGTAATGAATCTATATCTCAAGGCTATGGTCAAAAGGAATGGTTAGGGTGGACGGATGAAATGGTTAAAGCTAATAGACAATGGCTTAGAAAAGATGCTGCATTACAGTTTGAATTAGATCAAATTCGACAGGGCGGATCTGATTGGGCGGCAGGTACTGGCGCCCCCGAGCCTGGAGTTGGTGACGTGAGTGTGCCGCCTCCTGCAGGTACTCCAGACGAAACACCTCCTCCGATGGGTCCTATGACACCTCCAACTACGACCCAGCCGCCACCCGCGCCCGGCGGCCCTGGCACACCGACCCCGGCACCGACTCCAGGTGGTGAGCCGTCCGCGTTACCAGCATAAGCGTAAAGAAACTACAAGCCTACTACCATAAATAGTTATGTGGCCACTAGTACATGGACAAATGATTATTTAAATGCAGGGAGTCATTTATATTCTACATACCTTGCCAATTCAGTTGATACTTATCAAGAGTTAGCTGATAGAATTACATATGGATTAGGATATCCTACTATTAATTTAGAATTACATGGTAACCAAATCTTTACTCATATAGCTCAATCGATAGAAATGTTTTCTAAGTTTGCTGGATATACTTTAGAGCATTTAGTTGTTGATAGTAAAAAATATACACTCGGTAAAGGGTTGGATCTCAGAGAATTATTTCTTATTACCAGTGAACTGTCTGGTACATACGCAAAAGATGTGTTTACCTCTTCTGGAGAAACTACTTTAATACCAACAACTTCAAGCGCAGCGGTAACTGGAAATGGTTTTCACCCTATCTATATATTTGACTGTAGCACAATTCCAACTTATCCGTCTGAATATACGTTTGTAGTAACGTTAGACGCTGATCGAGTCCATGTGGTAAAGTCTCTTGTTACATGTACATCAGCTTCCGGCGGCACAGCTACTGTTAGTATAATTCAATACGGTGATGTATATACGACTGCATCATCGATAGTTTCTGCTGTAAGCTCAACCGTAGCCTCTAGTACTAATATTGTAAAGATTGGTGTTACAATAACTGGTAATGAATACACAACTGCAACAATTGCTGGTACACGAACTAGTACAGAAAATGATAGTACTACTATAGATGCTCTTACAGCAAGAGGTTGTAATATAGGATATTTTGACGGGCTTACTAGACAGGGTAGAAAGGTAATAGACGTTTTTAGTTATGATGAGTCGACAAGTAGCAGTCTAAACACATTATTTACAATTGAGCAAACTTTAGCGCAACAAACTTATTTTAGTTACGCAATGGGTAACTATGGGTTTGATTTAATTAGTTGGTATATATTAAAGCAGTGGTTAGAAACACGAGAGAAAATGCTCTCAACAAAACGTTATTTCAAATTTGATGATGCTAAGCAGCGCTTACTTATGACACCTGAGCCTAAAGAAGGTGAACAGTTCTATGGAGTGGTAAGCTGTTATGTTGAAAAGTCTATTAAGGATCTAATTAAAGAGCCGTGGGTGTATCAATATGCTGCTGCACTAACTAAAATTACATTAGGGAGGGTAAGAGGTAAATTTGGTAATGCTCAATTATTTGGTGGTACAGGATTAGATACTTCTATTCTACAGGAAGGTCTAATAGAGAAGAAAGAATTAGAAGAAAGACTATATAGTGGTGCCACGGCTGGGTTTGGAGATTCTGACCCTCCTATGTTCTTTATAGGCTAATGGCAATATATAAAAGAGGCGATTTTAAAAAAGGTATATATAGGCCCGTCCATAGTCAAAAATTTTTAGGTAAGAAATATCCTCAATATAGAAGTTCGTGGGAGTTACATTTTTTTAAGTGGTGTGACTGTAACCCAAATGTACTCGAATGGACAAGTGAGGGTGTAGTTGTACCTTATACCAGTCCTATAGATTCTCGAACACATAAGTATTATGTCGACAATACTTTAGTGTTAAAAGAAAGGGATCAAAAGGTAAAATATTTAGTAGAAATAAAACCTTACAGTCAAACTCAACGTCCGGTGATGAGAGGGAGAAAAAAACAAAGTACATTATTACATGAACAAGCTACGTATGATATTAATCAAGCTAAGTGGAAATCGGCAAAACAATGGGCTGATGATCATGATTATAAATTTTTAATTCTCACTGAAAGAGAATTATTTAACGGAAAAAGGTAATATAAACAATAAATATTTTATAGCGCGATGGCTTATAAATTACTAGTAGAAAAAACTGACCCTTCAGAGTTCGAATATATTATAGAGGAGAAGAATAATAAGTCTGAATCTAGATTATATATTAAGGGGCCTTATATGATGGCCTCAGATGTTAATAAAAATAAACGTGTATATGATTTAGATAATATGGTTCAAGAAGTATCTCGGTACTCCAAAGAAATGATTAACACAGATCGAGCTATGGGAGAGTTGAATCATCCTACTACTGCTGAAGTTGATCTAGAAAGAGCATGTCATATAGTTACCGAAATGAAGCAAGACGGTAACATTTTTTATGGTAAGAGTAAAGTATTACAAACACCGTGTGGTGTTATAGTTAAGCAGTTAGTGACTGATGGTGTGCGAGTTGGTATGTCGTCTAGAGCATTAGGTAAAATTGATCAAGACACTGATAGTGAAATTGGTCATGTTACTGAAATGAAATTAGTTGCTATTGATTGTGTTGCTGATCCATCTTATTCAGAAGCATTTGTTAATGGTATTTTAGAGTCAAAACAATGGATTTTAAACAACAATGGAGAATTTGAAGAGTATTTTGATAGGTTTGAAGAGAGTTTAAAGAATTTACCTCGTAGAGATGTTGATGAATATTTTAGAAATAAGTTCATTGAACTCATACAAACCTTTTAAAAAATGTTATATTTTAATTAAATAATTACGATGGATCAAAAACAACAGATCAAATCATTTATCGGTCATATTGTCGATAAAAATTATGCCGCAGCTAATACAGATTTAAGATCGGTAGTTGAAGGTAAAATTAAACAAAAAATCGCTATAGCGGCAAAAAAACAATTATTTTAAATTATGAGCAAAATATCTGATTTATTAAAAGAAGTAGGTAAAGACGTCCTTACAAAAGAGAGTTTGGAGCAAATTGAAACTACCTTTAACGAGGCAGTCGATAAAAAGGTCAACGATCGTACTACAATAGCGACAGAGGCTGCTTTAACAACTCAAGATGAAGAACACTCTAAAAAGTTAGAAGAGCTCTTAGAAGCTATTGATAAAGATCATACAAACAAGCTTAATAAAGTTGTAGAGGCAGTTGATCTAGACCGTGCTCGTAAGTTAAAAAATGTTATTCATCGTTATCGTCAATCTATTACTGAAGAGGCGACTAATTTAAAAGATACTGTTGTTGGTTCTGTTTCTGATTATCTTGACTCATATATTGAAGAGGCTATCCCAGCTAAGACAATTGAAGAAGCTACTTCAAATAAGAGAGCGTTTAGTTTGTTAAACGATCTTCGTAAGATGCTTTCAGTTGATATGGCATTATCTACTGAGACTATTAGAGAGGCTGTTAAAGACGGCAAAGAAACTATTATAGCATCTCAGAAACAGGTTGAAGAGCTAACAACTTCTCATAATACTATGGCTGAAGAATTAGAGAGTACTAAGAAAGATCTTTATTTTGAAAAGAAGCTTACTGGTTTAGATGAGAAGAAAACAAATTTCATAAGAAAGACTTTTAAAGATAGAGACCTAGCTTTTATTAAAGAGAATTTTGAATATACAGTTCAGCTTTTTGATAAGAAAGCTCAGGAATCACTTGATCTTTTAAAGGAAGAGGCATTAAAAGACAATAAGACTAAAGATGCCAAAGTGGAAACAATTGAGGAGGAGGTTAAAAAGCCTAACACTCCTGTTGAGTTTTATGCTCAAGAGTTAAAGAGCATGAGATTATAAGTTTTTAGAATGTTGAGGTATATATTATTACCTGATTCTCCAATGCAACGGAAAAATTATTATTAAAAAGGAAATTGATTAATATTATGAACGAAACTAAAATACGTCCTAATACGGATTATATAGATAATAATAGAGCGGAGCGATTGTTGGAGAAGTGGAGTCCAGTTTTGGACTATACCTCTGACAAAGTTTCACCTATTGAGAACCCGCATACGCGGGTGAACACCGCCATTCTTCTTGAGAACCAAGAACAATGGTGTATAAGGGAAGGTAACCAAGCAGGTGGCACTGCATCAAGTGCGTTTGGTACCGGAGTGGATAATATCGCGCAGGGTGGTAGCGGAAGCTACGGCTCTGGTGATACATATGCTCAGAACGATGCACGTTTGCCGAAGATTCTTATTCCGATGATTCGCCGTACATTCCCCGAGTTGATTACTAACGAGATCGTTGGTGTTCAGCCGATGAGTGG